GTAGCAATTTCTAAAGTTACTGTTACTAATGCATCTATATTTTCGACTAATGATCGTCCAAGCTCTGTTAATAATTTAACGCCAGCAGATACAAGTGCTGGAACATTCTCTGTTAAACCTTGAATAAGTGCCAGTAATAATTTAAATCCAAAATCAACGAATTTAGGAATTAATTCCACTAAACCATCCAAAGCATTCTTGACAATATCAACAAGACTTTTGACCATTTGTGGAGCTCTTTCCGCGAGAGTCTTAAGGAAAAGATCTAGTGCAGTTACAACACCAATTAAAGCGATAGGACCAACTGTAGCAAGTTCTTTAAGAGCTAATATGATTAGACTTAATCCTACACCAGCAAGTGCCATACCAGCGCCTATACCAATAGCAGCTACTCCTAGTGCTACTAAAGCAACGGAAAGTGCTAATATACCAGGGGCAATAAACATTGCAGCAGCTCCAGCAGCTAGTAAAATAGTTAATCCACCCGCTAAAGCCAATAATCCTTTACCTATTTGTGCTAAGGACATGGATCCTAATACCTGCAATGGTGCTGCAAGTGCTAGTAATGAACCTGCAAGAATCAATAAAGTAGCAGCGCCAACTAATCCCATAGGCCCAACACTGGATACAATACCAACAGCAATAAGTAATATAGTTAAAGCGCCAACAAGTCCACCTAAAGCGACCACCATACTTTGCCATGAAATTTGAGAAAGTTGTGTCAGTACATTACCTATTGTTACTAATACAGGAACAAATGAAAGTAATACTAAAGCAGATGCCATAGCACCAAATATATTACCAGACATATTAGTCATAGCAATAACAGATATAGTTAGAGCAGCCATTACAGCTCCAAGTGCTAATATAGATGGTAATAATCTATTTGGGTTTATGTTAGATATTAATTCTAATGCCTTAACAAGTTCGGAAGTACTGTATGCAAACGCAATAAGGGATGCTAGTGCAGATAAATTGACCCTAACCCCTTGTAAAGCATATGTTGCGCCAATCAACGATGTGAATATAACTCCAAGTCCCGCTAATCCTGCAGCCATATCCATAATATCAATCATAGATATATCTATTAAAGCATCTACCAACCCTTTAACAGAATATGAAAACACTATTAGAGATGCTAATGCTGATAAATTAACACGAACACCTTTAAGCGCACGAGTTGCGGAAACTAAAGCAGTAAATATGAACCCTAGGCCTAATACTCCAACTTTCATATCTTCATAATCAATCATAGATACATCGATTAATGCATTCACTAACTCTTTAACAGAATATGTAAATACTAATAATGATGCTAAGGCTTTAAGTGATGGGTTAGCACCTCTTAGTGCTTGTGTAGCACCAATCAACGCTGTAAATACAAATCCCATGCCTATGAGACCAGTTTTCATGTCCTCATAATCAATCATAGAAACATCAATTAATGCATTTACTAATTGTTTTATCGCATAAACGAAAACAACTAAACCGAGTATTGCACTTAGTTTAATCTTAACATTGTTCATAATACGCATAGCTGTAGATAGCGACAGCATCAATGCTCCAATAGATGTTACGGCTCGTTTTAAATCTTCATAATCGTATTTTGCTAATTCAGCCATTGATTTAACAAGGATACGAATAGCAAGTACAAATGCTATTAATTTAAAAGCGCCAACTTTTATCTTATCTACTTTAGAAAGCAACTTCATACTAGTTACTAAAATAAGTGAAGCAGCGGCTACACCACCGGCAGATTTGACAAGTTGATTTTCATTCAATGTACTCAACTCACGCATAGCTTTTGCCATAATTTTAATAGCTAAAGCGAAACCAATCATACTGATAGCAGTGCTAGGAGGTATCTTTTCCATACCGGCTAGACGTTTCATGGCGGCTGTAAGAATATAACTAGCAGTAGCAATGCCCAATGCGGCACGTACTATTTCCTCTGAAGACATTCCAGCCAGAACTTTCATCGATACAGCCAGCATAGTGATAGCCGTTGCAATCATCAATAATGTTCCTGCTTTAATACCTGTTGTGAATGAACTAATTGCATCTTTTAAGCCATCAAGAACACCTGAAACTTTAGATACGATTTCATCGCCTTTTTCAACAAATTCTTTAATTGGATCTAAAATAGGTGATAGGAATCCACCACCTTTATCATCTCCACCCTTAAACATTTTGAAAGCTTTAAATCCAGCAAATCCTACTAACATAGTTTTTAGGATATCTGAAAGATTAAATATTGATAAATTCTTCTTGAATACACCAATGCCTTCTTTGACAGCGCCACTTAAGGATGTAAAAATACTCTTAACGGTATTAACTAATGCATCCCCACCCTTAATATTACTTGGTGAGAATAATTTCTTTATAGAATTTACTATTCCGTCTAAAGAAATACCATTCATTTTAGACAATTTCGATATTAATTTATCAAATATTGATAGGAATCCTTTAACACCTGCCGCTAAAAATTCAAATACTGTTTTAAATGGGTTTGATGATTGTATAGCGTGTTCTATACCTTCTACAAATTTGCGAATTGCGCCAGTGACCTTCTCAAGTAATGTCATGAATGCTAAGAATCCTGATCCATTACCCGAAGGAGCAAATGCTTTAAAGAAAGATGTAACTATAGACGCAGCAATTCTGAATAAAGATCCTAAAATACCCAAGACATTTCCAATAGTTTGTCCTAGTTTAACGAATCCTGCTTGCATTTTTTCTGATTTTAATGCTGTGAAGAATTTTTCTATTCCTTTAGCCACATCTTGAATAATGAATAAGAATCCATTTGCAGATCCAGCTACAGAGGCCATACCTTTAGCGACATTACCAATAACACTAATAACTCCAGTGAATACCGCACCAAACGCTCTACCAATAGATACCATTGTATCTTGTAATGCCTGCCAGTTACGGATTTTAGATGTAAATTCTTCTAATTTAAGAGTTACTTGGTATAATGCTTGCGCAGAATCTTTATAGGTTCCGATTATATCACGGAATCCTTTTCTTAAATTGGTTAATGAATTGAATACAATAGCAAAGCTATTTTCGATAGTATTGAACCAACTTTGTTGACCACCAAGATCCTTCCATGTTTTCAACATGGCATTACGATAGTTACCTAAACTTCGTTCCATTTCGAGAACAGAGTCATAATATTTTCCTTGATCGTCGGAAACGAATGGATTTACTAAATCACCAATCTTAGTCCACATATTTTTTGCTTCTTCAAATCCTCCTAGGAAATATTCCCAAGTTGTAGCCCATCCAGAACCAATAGCTTCCTGAACAGTATCCACTAATTGACCGAAGGATTTAACTTTAGTTGCAGCATCGAGCATGGATTGGTCTTCTGAGAATTCTCTCAAAGTTTCCAGTAATACTTCGGATGTTAACCAACCATCTTGAAGAGACTCACGAAATGATTTGGTCATGTTTCGAGCATGCCCCAACTTTTCGGCTGTTTGAGTTAACCTGTCTTGGAATAACTTACCACCCATACCAGCGTTCACTACTGAGTTCCAGTCCTGAAGACCAACTCTACCCGCAGCAATAGCTTGAGACAACTGATACATTGCTGTAGATGCTTGTTGAGTATTCGAACCAGATGCCGCCGCTAAGTTGGAAATACCTTTAATAGCAGTTCCTGCTTTATCTAGACTAACACCTGCCGCTGTAAATGTACCAATATTTTTGGTCATATCAGCAAACGAGTAGATTGTCTTATCGGCGTAATCATTAAGATCTTCCAAAGACTTAGATACTTTTTTCATACGAACTGAACTATCCGGAATTTCCCATTCCGTATTTGTCATGATCGTTTGAATAGATCCTAGTTTGTTATTATATTCGCCAAGACCGTCAACAGGTCCTCTTAAAAATTGACTACCGAAGCTTATAGCTTTTTGCATCATTCCGCCCAACACATTACCCATAGCAATATCCATTACAGATAATGAGTTTTGTACTGAGCTAGCAGCTTTTGAAAATGCGTTTGAAAGTGGACTAGCATCGAATCCCGATACCTTATTATTTAATCCATCAATAGATTTAATAGAATTTGGGAATCCTTGATGGTTGTCTGCCTTTTGGAAAATACCTTTTAGTCTAGATAAAATGGATGATGTGGTAGCGGTTTTGCTAGAAACATCAGTATTCATTCTATCGATTGATTGACCAGCACCAGACATATCAATACCTTGTGCACTTCTGGTAAAAATTCCTTTAAGGCGAGATAGTAATCCCTCAGATTTTGTCGTTGATTTTGAAATTGTGTCAGTCATTTCCGACATGTCTGAGGCTATGTTTCTAGTCGCATCTTTACCGTTGACTTTACCAAAGGCACGTTTCATTCGTTCTAATGCCGCGATTGTATCATCAGCATTCTTAGAAAAGCCTTTGTTGTCTAAGGTGACCTTGGCGACTTTTTCGTCTACATATCCAGCCATAGTTTACCTTTCTATTTTAGATAATCTTCTAAAACTTTATTAATAGTTTTCTTATAAACAGCATCAATAGCAGAATCTATATATGGTCTTGGCGGCACATATCCTCCTGTACCAGTACCATGCCCATAATGTAAAATTATGGCGATATTAACCCCTTTATTGATATGTGTATTAAATATTTCTAAATCTTGACCTCTTGAGGTTTGAGTTATTCGATACCCCCATGAATTTGCAGTTTCTCCAGAATTTGCTGGAGTGGCATCTCGTAGAGCATCGACAATGGCTTTACCCAAAATATAAAGATTAGATCTTCGTGATCTTTTCAAAAATTTTTCCAAATTTCCAAAATCACCGAATTGCTCAATTCTCATTATTCATCTTTTTCCTTTGTTCTTCGAGTATTTTTCTATTTCTAAGAACTTGTGCTTGATGTTCTTCCATAGCTTCAGCTCTGGTCATTTTCTTAGGAGGTTCTTGTAATGAGCCTACACAGTTGAGTAACATAATCAATTTATTTAGATTTCGATCTTCCCAATTAAATGGAATATGATTCAAAGCCATCATTGCATAAATTATCTCAGATGTAAATATTTTCTTTCGATGATACCCTTTACCATGACTAGAATTATTTTTTGGCAATTCTGTGGCACTCGGAGTAGTCTCCATGTATTTGATAATTTCTTTAAAATTACTTTCTGTTAGTCTAGAAATATCAAATTCTTTATCTGCCATCATAACAATAAAATCCAGAATTTCATCTTGTTCAATATTTTTAGAATTATCGATAAAACGCTTTCTGTATTTAGTCTCCCATTTATCTAACACAGTTAGAGTATATCTAAAAGTAACATCTTTTTTCGGTTCTGTTATAATAAATTGAGATATGCTGTCATCCCACATTTCAAGCTCATCCAAAGTTATAGTTAAAAACTCAGACATAATATTCACACCTCAAACATTTTATAAAAACAAAAAGAGGCGGGTAAAATCCACGCCTCCATTGTGTTAATTAGTTGCTGCACCAGCAGCTGCTGTATTAAGACCACGAATATGAGCCGTTACACCAGCGATGAAGTTTTCAAGAACTTTACGAGAATCGTCATGGAAATCCTCAATCAAAGCTTCATAAGCCAATGATTGTTTGAATTCTTCACGAATTTCATCATTCTTGATAAAACGTTTACCATCTTCTGATCGTACACCATAAGCAGTCAATACAAAGTCATTCAACAAATCGTACATTGGTTCAATTTGTTTTTCTTCAATCAATTTGTTGATGTAGTTTTCCATATTTTCGCTACCATAGCGTTTTTGGAAAGAGATCAACTCCATACGGTTAAGATTAAAGTATAGAGTTTCAGTTTGAGTATTTCCATCGAAATCCTCATATGTTACTTGTTGTTTGAGCATAATCGAGTACCTC